GAAACGGAACGGAGTTTGTGATTGCCCTCGTCACGCAAGGACTCGCTCAACTGGAACGCGGATCCAAGCCTGTGGATGAGGAGCGGCTAGAAGAGGCACTTGCGGATTCGGTGAGCGAGGGAGTTGACCGCACAATCCGCGAGATGCGTGACATTATCGCACCCGTTGCCTCTGCGGTTCTGACCAAGGCGTCCTCCGCAAAGGGAAAGGTAGGCGAGCAGATGTTTGAGACATGGGTGAAGGACATCAAGACGTGGGATTGCGAGAAGGTCGCATCGACAGGCCACTCGGGAGATTTCATTCATACGCATTATGACTCGGGTGTACGGGTTCTGTCGGATGCGAAGAACTACACTAAGAAGGTGCCGAAGAACGAGCAGGAGAAGCTGTGGTCGGACATGCAGACAATGGGGATTCAACTTGGACTTCTCGTTTCGATGAGCAGTGGCATCGCATCAAAACGGGATGGCGTGGATGTCGAGGTCCGGTCTGTGGCTGGCCGCAATCATGTAATGGTGTTCTTATCGAATGCGACTGCGAACAAAGAGTGGGTGTTTGTGTGTTTGGAGGTTCTTCGCTTGCACCAGTCGTGTCCAAGCGATTCGTTTGACCTTGATGCGTACTTGTTGCCGCTGCGTGAGATACTCGACCTTGCGAAGTCTACGGAGGCAGATGCGGAGAAGATGGAAAAGGATATAGCGAAACGTCTGGCCGAACATCGCAAGAGTGTGCAGACGCACCAGCAGCATATCCAGCGTATCATCCAGAACTGTCTAGAGTCGCATGGAGCGAAGCGACCCCCGCCCGCGGAGACTGCGTAGTGACTGCACGATCCCACCCACTGAATCCAGATTGGCCACCTACGAAAAATGGATGAAAGTTGGACTCGTTTCCGCAAACTTTTTTACAAGAACGGAGCGTCGATTAATTGTTGAGAGAGAGTTTGGAGTTTGCATTTCGGGCCCTCGCAATGGAAAAGGGTTAGTGCGTGGCGGTGCGGATACGCGCGCTTCAGCTCGGGGTTCTTGGGGGGAGATTAGCCTTACTCGCCATCGTTGCCCTTCGAATGATCCGTCGCCTCATTTGTGTTTTTGGTTTGTTTAGACGGCCGCCTTCTTCGCGGCAATCGTGGCCTCGCGCTTGGCCTTCATGGCCGCCTTGGCCTCCTCGGACATCGGGCCACGCTTCTTGCGCTCCTTCTTGTCCTTCTCCTCGCCGTCGCTGGCGGGGGCGGGTGCGGCCTCCGCAGGCGCAGGCACGGCCTCGGCGACCACGGGCGCGGCCTTCTTGGCGGCGATGGTGGCCTCGCGCTTGGCCTTCATGGCGGCCTTTGCCTCATCGGACATCGGCGCGCGCTTCTTGCGCTCCTTCTTCGAGTCCGTAGACTCGGAGTCGGATACGACGGCCTTGGCCTCGTCGTGCACGGTCGGCACGCGGACGACGCCGGTGACCTCCGTGTTGTGGGCCGCCTCCGCGGGGAAGAGGAGGTCGAGAAGGGCCTTCGAGAGCTGCTCCGGGGTGGAGTAGCGGTTCTCGTGGGTCTTGCCCTGCTCGTCGTAGATGGTGGCGACGGCGTCCTTGATCTGCTGCTTGAGAAGCGTGTTGAGGTTGGAGGAAGACATTCTAGCTTGGTAGAGAAGATGCTTGTGTTGGAGGCCCGGCTATTGAGATCTCCGTAATGTCAGACAATTCGTTTTCAGAAATCTGGAAAAGCGAGTGAAAGGGAAAAAGGGTTAGTGCGTGGCGGGCGGGGCGGGGCGGGTGCAACAGCTCGGGGTTCTTGGGGGGAGATTAGCCTTACTCGCCATCGTTGCCCTTCGAATTGTCCTCCGCCTCATTTTTGGGTTTTTACTTGCCGCAATACGGGCACTTTGCGTTGTTGCGGACGCGGCGAAGGCCCGTCTTCGGGGGCACTTCCCACTCACGCTCATTACCCCGCACGCCGGGTGCAATCTCAACGGTCTGCATCACCCACTCAGGGCGGGCGGCATGCCAGGCCACGCACGCGGCTGTGCGTGCGGCATCCTGTGCGGCCTTCTCGATGGCCAGCTTGGCGGCCTCGGCACGGGAGGCATCCACCTTTGCGGCGAGCGTGGGGTCGGCTGCCTCCTCGTCCAAGAGCCACTGCGGCTTCTTGCGGGGGGCACCGGGTGCGACGGCGGGAGCGAAGGTCTTGGTAGGCGTAGACATGGTTGCTTGGATGGCTGCTTTGGATGACCGGCTATTGGACTATTCGTGATGGCGGACATTTCGTTTTCAGAATTCTGGATTCATGTAAAAAGTTTTTGTTCTGTTGGGATTCAGTATCCCCCGAAGAGGTCGCGAGCCGTCACCGCACGCCGCTTGTCCTTCTTGTAGATGGCGATCCATGCAATCATCCGTTCACTGCCCACTGGCATAATGCGTGCCTTGTCTGCACCCTCAGGTACGCCGACCCACGAGACCGGCATCACGCGGGCCGCGTCCTTGATACCCCACTGTACGTCTACAACCGGCATGAGACGCCCTGACGTATCCACGCCGGTTCCCATATCAACCGATGACCGCAGTTCCGCCTCCGTCAGCAGTGCACGCAGTTCGCCGCGGTACTTGATGTGCGTGCGTGCACCGCAACCACGGCAATGCTGATTCGTGCACGTCTCGTCATGCTGCCAGTAGACCGACTTGCCGTAGGACAAGTTCTTCCCACACCACGCCTCCGCGGCCTCCAGTGTCTGGAAGGTGGGGGACAAGGCGTAGTTCTGCACTGTGAGCGGACGAGCGATGCCCGCAGCCTCGTCGAACTCCTCAACACCCACGTTGGGAAGGTTCCGCTCCTTGACAATGCGTGCTAAGTTGACCGCAAACGCCTCCTGACGCAGCACGGTCTGCCACATCCGAGTCGCCATGACAAGCGTCGCAGGCTTGTAGCTCGGAAGTGCCCGGATATTTCCGGCCAGGCGGCAGGCGGTCTGGTACGCCATGGCTGGGTCAGAGATATGGGGAACAACTCCAAAGTCGAAGAGGAAGTCCGCGTTCTGGAAAGTGAGCCCGCGGCCGACGCAGTGGTGTCCGGTGACGGCGAACGGGAACCGCGAGAGGTTGTGTTCGCGGTACAGCCGTGCCACCTGGTACCCAATCTCCTCAGGTTCTGCAGCCATGTGTTCGGCAAGCACAATCGATGCCGTACCGTCGGGCATGCGGATGCGCTTCTCAGAACCGTTAAGCACGAGAACTGCACATCCCTTCCGCACGAGAAGCGAGGCGACCTCGTCGTGCGAGGACTTGACGTGGTCGCCCGGTGCGAACACACGCACACCCGGAACAAGCATCTCCGGGTGCTTGTCCAGAACCGCTGTCAGGTAGGGAAGTGCACCACTCATGGCATTCTCGTCCTCCGTGACGCCTACGCAGTCCCCGACCTTGTGGTAGCACTCTGGGTGCGTAACGGCGTAGCCAAGCACACGCAGACGCTCGTACTTCTTCAAGATGGTGTTGAAGGTCGCACTCACGAGCGTAACTGTCTGTACGTTGGACTGACGCGTAATGTCCATCTCCGGTCTGCCCCAGAGCTTGATGGAGGCGTCCGCCTCGTCAATCCAGATGTTCACCTTGCTGCGGTAACCCGGGAACTCATTGAGCTTGGTAACAAGGTCGTAGACGTAATCCAGGCGCTTCTTGTGTGCACAGCAGACGACCATCGAGACCTTTCCGGTGATGATGTTGAAGGCGAGCTCGCCAGGCGAGATGACGCCCTTGGTTCCCGAGACCCAGGAGAAGCAAGAGCCGTTGACCTGAGCGTCTGCGGGACCCTCGTCTGACAGCTCGCTGCCCTCGCTCTCGTCAAAGAGGTCGTTGTTCATGCGAACCGTGGTCTGGTGGACGAGGTGGCGGTTGTTGGAGCAGATGACGATGTTGAGCGGCAAGGCGTCGCGTCCGAGAAAGAGCTCAGCGTAGCCCTCATACTCGCGGATGAGGTCTTGAACCGTGCGTGTCTTGCCGCTTTGTCCGGGACGCAGGAGGCACTGAACCTTCGTGTTAGAAGAACCCATGTTGACGTTGTGTAGAGAAGGAGTGTAGGTGAAAGTTGATGTTGAAGCCCGGCTCACAGTCTTCCCGTAGACCATAACAATCCATTTTCAGAAAACGTATTTTATCCGCACCAACTAACGGACACCATGGAGCCTCCACAGACCAAGAAACAGCAGATCAAGAATCAGAAGCGGAAAGGTCTCAGCGAACACAGACTAGGTTCGGCTAAACACGTTCGCCTTGCAGTCACCACCCAGCAAAAACGGATTCCTAAGTAGCAGGCTGAAAAGGAAAGCCCCGACTTCAACAAGAACATCAGCATCTATCATGCCTCCTCACCAGTGTGCAGCCGCAACCGTCACCGGACACCAGTGCACCCGCGACGTGTGGGGTGCCGACACGCTCTGCGGCACCCACGCCAACAAGGCCAACACCCGCCTCTTCGCCACGCTTCCAGCACCCGAGCAGCCGCGTTGTCTCCGCTGCACCCACAATGCAGTGAACGACACGCAGTATTGCCGCCGCCACGAGAACCTTCGCCCGCGTCCTGACCTGCCTCCCGCCGAACGGTGTGCCCACCCGCGTTGCATGCGAATTGCGTTTATGCACCAGCGGTGTCGGGCTCACGTCAACGCATTCGTCCGTGCACGCCGAATGGAGCTTTGGAACGAGATGTATGTTCCGGGCCTGATCCAGATTGCTGAGCGTCCGGATGTCTGGCGAGATGTCATTGCCGAGTGGCACGCGCGCATCGGAGAAGAGCTTATCGACGCCAGGTTTGTGCAGACGCTTGAGCTGACCGTGGCACGAGAACTGCGAATTCCCGAGCTGTGGAATCGGCACATGGGCGACCAGGCACCGATGAATGTACTCGGTGAGATTCACTGGCAGCACGACCTCGACGACGCCCGCGTGCGGCCGCCGGCACGCACGGAGTTGGAGGGGTTCGCACGCGATACGCAGAACATCCACACCCGAATTGTGACGCAGCAGACGAATGCGGCGTTGGATATTCTTCTGAACGCCGATGTACCCTCCGACCAGAAGACCGTGACTGAGACACACATGTGCTTCATGGACCACATTGTGTTGGGTCGCATCAAGACCGACTTGGGCTTGATCGAAAGTGTAGACCGCGACGTCAAGAGGTGGTATCGGACAAACACCTGTCGCATGGAGGGAGATTACCTCTACAAGCGAACGTTGGACGGCCTCTGGGCCAAGATCAAGACATCCTCTCTTCGCCAGGAGCTGGAAATCCGCCTGTGGGAGGAGATGGTGGATTCGCTGGGCATGTGCGGAGATGGGCACATTAGCCGGCTGACAAATGTGCTGTGTGGGTTCGACGATGCCTTCGCACCGCAACTGTCGCCGGCCGAGCAGCTGCAGAACCGCATGGCCGTGATTGCGGGAATGGAGGGCGGCATCATCCTCCAGGTCGCGGAAGCCATGGCGGCATTCAAGGAACTCAAGGTTCCAGAGGAGCAGTGGGAGGCGTGGATCGACGCACTGTAATCTCACTAACAAACAATGAAACTCAAGACCCTGCGTCGGTCGCACAACCCCGCCAAGAAGTGGGACGCTATTTTTGAACTCCCGAATGGGAAGACAAAGACAGTTCCGTTTGGAGCACGCGGTATGTCGGATTATACAAAGCACCGAGACAAGACCCGCCGAGCGAGGTATCTGAAACGGCATTCGGGAATGGGAGAACATTGGCAGCGTCCGGATACGCCCGGTGCCTTGTCTCGCTGGGTGCTGTGGAACAAGCCCACACTCGCGGCCAGTGTGGCTGACTTCAAGCGGAGATTTGGGGTGTGACGCATGAAAACGAATTGTCCCAAGTCAAGGCAATGGTCGATTGCCCGCCGTCTTCGCCAACTGCCAAAATGTTCTGCCCGTACTGCCAGCACGCCGTCCTGCCGTCCGACACCACCATCTCCGGGGATGACCACCGCATGTGTTTCGTCCATCTGTACACAAAGGGGCTTATCAAGGGCAACACTCCCGCGGAGAACCGCGACAGCTGGATCGCACTCTGTTCTGCTCATGTCCCACCCAAGGCCAAGGTTCGCAGGGTCAAGCTCACGCCTGCACAACGGACGACCACTGTTCCCGGTTCATTGTTGACGTCGAAGTTCTGACCAAGTCCATCCAAGTCTTCACATGCCCATCAAGGTATCGCTCCGCCAGATTGTTGAACACGTGGACATACGTGATGAACACTGCGGCTACAATCGTCCATGACCACATTTTCAATTGAGCGAGATGTTCTGACTGCGGGGCAAACGACGGGACAGAATATCCCTCTTCGTTCCGCCAACAGACATGTCGTCGCCATCCTGGATACCCTCAATAGCCCGCAGTGCCTCCGCGACTCGTTCAGGTTGGTCCGCAAACTGCAAAAGAAGTTGCTGGCGAAGCGTAGACCGCTTCAGAGCCGGCCGAGATACACGCTCGGAGCGGGCAATCGTGCCACCGGGTCCATCCAGAACAAAGTTGGCAAGGTCATTGTCCTTCATGTACGACAGCACCTGGGCACCCAGCGTATTTTTGCGTTCGCGAATGGTCTTGATCTGGGCCTGAAGTCCACGAATCTCATCGTCTGCGGCAATCCACGCACGTAGAGTATCCTTTACCTCGTCTGCCATTGATACCTTACAGCAGTTTTATGAAAGCTCAATCAACGTCATGCGTATTCCTTTCAGGAACGCCACCTGAGGTCACACTCCAAACACGTGAAGAACGTCGTCATCGGCTCATCTGCGGAACGAGTCTGCATCTGGTAGTAGTCGCATCGGGTCTTCTTGCGGCACCGGCGACAGTCCATGATGATACTTGCCGTCTGCTTCTTCGAATGCGTTGCCTTCTCCTTCTCTGTGGTGTTCTGAACAATCTCCGCCCATCGCTCGGGGTTCTGAACGAGTGGCGTTGAGCTGACAAAGGCCTCCACGGTCATGGTCGGCATGAGCTGACGATAGCGATACAAATCGATGGCTCGGTTGCGATACAAATTCAGAAACACGGGGTTGTCCCAGGCCTGATCGATGAACCATTCCTGTGCATCCGCTACGCACTTCTTCAGAATTGCCGTTTCCACCTCGTTCGAATCGAACTTGTCGCGAACAAGCGTGCGAAGCGGGTGGTCAATGTACACGTTGGATGCGTGAACAGTGTGAACCGGCACCAGCTCGCGGTCCACTGCGGGGACGTCATCGTCCTCGTCCTCAACCACAGCACCGTCTGCGTCATCCTCCTCGTCCTTGTCATCCTCTTCGTCCTCCTCCTGGAAGGTGGACGAATGGTAGAACTCATCGTATTCGACAGACCGCAAGTCAGTATACTGATTCGCATGTGCGTCGTAATCGTCGGCATTGGGGTTTACCGACTTCATCACGACAAGTGTGCCAACGAACATATCCTCGTTAAACGGCGAGGGCAACATGTGTTGGTTCGCATTCTCCTCCTCGTCCTCGCAGGGAACGCCGAACACTGAGTACACATCCTCGTCGTGAATCATCTTGCCCTGAAACTGCATCAAGGGCTGCTTGGTCTTCTTACGAAGCCACTCGAGAACATCGGGTGTCTTTGCGGGAATGGGCGTTTCGGTCAGCGTGCCGGATGTTGAGATGAAGAGTGCGACAACCATTTTGAGTGTGCTGTGGTTGTGAGTGTCTAGATTCCTTTTCACACCGCCGCCGCCACCCTTGTGGCCGCAGCCGCCGCCGGAGCTGCAGCCGCCGACGCACTGTTTACCGCCGCCGCCCCTTTTGCCGCTGCTACCGCCTTTAGAGCTGCTGCCGGATCCGTTGCAGACGTTGCTAACTCCTTAAGCCCGGCAAATACACCCGGTTCCGGAACCGGAGGTCCGCTAGGGGGCGTTGGTTTAACGATGTCTTTTGCAGTTGCAGAGATGTCGCCGATGAGACGCACCCCCGTTACAGTCTGAACGCCAAACGATACGATGGCAACCGCAAGCAGGACCAACAGCACCGAGATGAAATATGCGAATACGTTGCCGATCATCGTTACATTTACGCCGGGTGCCGCAGGAGGCTTCGCTTTCGCCGCAGGGGCTGGACAGTTCGCCCTGCCGGAAAAATACAAGGGTTGCGTAATGTTCGACAGCACAGTATTGGGCATGACCGCACGGACTGTTGCAGTGAGCTTGTCAATGTCGGCAGCCGAGACGGGCACCGGGTTCTGAAAGTAGATCACCTGGGGTCCAGGTTTTGATCGCCAACCAATGTATCGGTCGCACATCAAATCGGCCTTCACGTACTGTTCCAATGTGCTATCTACCCATGTGAAATACGGGGCGTCGGTGGTGACGAGGTTCGTCAGTGACCAGTCTTGCCCGGTTACAATGTCAAACCGTTCGTATTGGTTCGAATCCTTGTTCACGATGCCCAGACCCGCGGATGTCGCCGGATCTAACCGCTGGCTCACCGCGGACAAAAACGCCCCCGACGCACCCGTTGTGCTTCCCTTTTTCAGAGGAATGAAAATCTCGAGTTCGGTCCCACTGTTGCACTGCAAGACAGCATCCGCTTGGAGTCCTTCTACACGCAAGGGTGCGGGATAGTACAGTAGCAACTCTGAAAAGGTGAACTGTCGGCCATTAAATACGGCGACAAACGGTGAGAATGGTCGAAGAACAATTGTGTTCTTGTCACGCGTCATGGCGGACGCAGATGCGGTGTTACCGAGCGGGAACGACAGCGAACAGGATGCACATTGTTCCGACGTGGCAATGGCCAGCCCCACGCCGAGATCCACCGAGTTCTTTGGGTCTATACGGTCTTGTTTGGAACACCTGAAAATACTGCTACCTCCACCCATTGTTCTAGTGTGAACAAAACAAGTCTGTCAAGAGAACAAGATGTCAGACCCCAATGCTCCCGCTCCACGAGGACTCCTCAACTGGTGGCAGGGACTTATCCTCGCCATATCCAGTGCGCTCATTGGCGTCGCAGGTGCGGTTGCCGTTATTAAGGGGACGGGCGCCTCAAGCAGCGGTCCTTCGTGGGCAATGATGATCCTGCGGTTCGTTCCTCATTTCCTGATGCTGTTTGGTGTCCTCGCCGATGCGTTCACATATGAAGGTGTATATTGGACTGGCACAATGGTCGGCGTTGTCTCCATATTCGCTGGACCGATGCTCGACTACATCGGCAAGGGATTCATGGGCCTGGCTGCCAAACTATTCAGCAAGGGAACACCGGCAGCGGCGCCGATGCAGGGAGGAGGAGAATACCCTGGATGCGAAATCATGAGTGAGACTGCAGTTGAAGCTGGATCTCCGCAGACCCTCACCGTGACGGCGAGTATCCTTTCCTATTACATCCTCGACCTGGTCACGAACCTCAGTCTCTTGGATGCTGCGGGAGCCATCGTTGCCGGTGTGATCTTGTTCGCTGGACAGGTTGCGGCGATTTCGGATGCTGCATGCGTCAAGAACCGCGTAGCCATGGCTGCGTTCATGTCGGGAATGTATGGTCTGATCATCGGTGGTATCTCCTTCATGATTATCGGATCAGTTGCACCCAACTTTCTCCCTTCCACGGTGCTCGGTGGCAGCACCGGAGGCCCTGGACGCACGGGGGCCAACGGCAGGAAGGAAGGCATGGGCCTAAGCAGCGGATCCGCACTTGCGGGTGGAACTGGAGCCCGGGCCTCTGCGTCAACCTGCACCTAAGCAGCCAGTGCCTTCCGAGCCAGCGTGTAATAAAGGATGATAGCCGTGCCCGCATACCTCCCAACCTCCACTCCGTTCTTCAAAAACACAATTGTCGGCACCACCTGAATACCAAACTTGGCGGCAATACCCTGCGGATCATCGTGGGTATTCACGCCAATGAAATGGATACCCGGAAACTCCTCAATGAGGTCAGCAATAGCTGGCTTGATTGCCGCACAAGGACCGCACGTCGGAGACCAAAAATGGTAAGCTATAACTGGCGGAAGAGACGACATACTCTATACCGGGAGGAAACTCGTAAGCAGTTACTCTGCCTTCTCAATGTGAACGGTGGTTAACTCGGCCTTGTAGACGGGCTGTTTGGCAATCGTCTGTTTGGTCAGAGTTACGTTACGCGTTTTACACATCTCAGTAAAGGCCTTCAACAGGTGCTTGTCAAGTACCTCTTGGTCCAAGACCGCAAGATTCGAGCGAATCCAGGTGGCGAGTGCTGCCCCCGAGACGGGCGGACTCAACACCGCGAGAGGACATCCTGCGAACAGCTCATCCGTTGGACGAGGAGCAGGCAGGACAATCGGACGACCTTCGACAATCTCGCGGGCCATGCGGTCAACCACGTCGTTCTGCTTTGAAATGTCATCTACGCCACCCGTGTGTGCCCGGACGTGTTGAAATCGGTGCTTGAACTTGGTCAAGTGTTCTGCAATACCTTCAATCAGGTCGCGATGGAGGACGGGTTTGCCCATTGTTGTTTTCCAACCGCGTGCGACCCACCCTGGCAGCCACTCAGTGAGGCACTTCACGGAGTATTCTGAGTCCGTATAAATCACCAGGTCCTCCGCGAACTCACCGCGACGAGCCAGAATGGACACTGCGAGATGGATACCCGAAAGCTCTGCACGCTGGTTTGTCTGTGGCTGGTCAGACGGCACGAGATGAGACTCGGACCAGCTGCTGTGATCCGGAAACCACGCCGCAAATCCGGCCTTTGCACCCTTCTGGCCGTTTCCTGAGCAGGCTCCATCTGTAAAGACACGCATGCTTTATACTTCTTCCTTGTTTGTCATTCCTTTTTCGTACGCGTGGGGATCGGTCCATAACAACGTGTTCAGTTCACCTCGGAGTTCGGGAACGTGAAGATAGGCTGGCAGTCTAGACGCAATGCACCGCGAAACAATGGCGGGTTGGAGCGTAGGTTCTTCGATATGAAACCACAGACGACAGCGAAAGGACCGCTGTTCCATGGACCGTCTTAGCATCTGCTGGCAGGCCGCAGTCAAAAAATGAGCATGCCAGATCATCAGGACACGAATGCGAATATGAGGCTGAGAAGGAGCGAAGGCCATCCACTGCGTCACCCATGGGGCAAAGTCATCAATGGAATTCATCGCAGCGGCGTCGATCTCTTCAAAGTCGCATCGGTGTTTATTGGCGTCTACGTAGTGTCTCCACTCGGTGCGGGATGACCTGTCGTTAAGTGGTTCAAAAAGAATCCGATGAGGAGGTGGGAACGACGTCATTACATTACGAGCTAGCCGCCTCCGTAGATGGCTGAACGATACGCTTGACGGGAATGTCCGCCGAGACAACGTAAATACTGTTCTCCGTCATGATGATGTACGTCTTCTCCTCCTTGAGACGCATGATGGACTCGATGGGCGACGTGTACTCCGTGTCCGACTTCACCAGGCACTTGCTCTCACCCGACACGCCGATGCAGCACACCTTGCTGATCGAGTCATTGTAGTAATCCAAATAAATAGGACGGTCGTGCTCGATGGCAAGTTTGGCGACGTGGGCCATAACTGTCGCAGAGGGGCAAGCCATTTGTGTGAAGTCGAGGATGTGTTTGCGTTCATTTTAACGCTGAGCTCTGGGGCTATGGGGCCTTTGCGACGTCCTCCAACTTGAACCTGCTCTTCATGCACAGAGACGGCGTCTCGGGGCGGGGAACCGCAAGGAGTCCGGCCACCATTGGCTTCACCTCCTTGACCTTGGGTGCGACTGCCGCCAGGAAGCGAACCAAGTGGTCCACGTGTTCCTCTGTCGGAGGCGTGCGAGGGTGGCGGATGGAGTCGCGGAGGTCATCGACAACTGTCTTGACAAACGCTGCCATCGTGGCCTCAGGGATAAGACCGCGAGAATACAGCTCGGCGGTATACACCGCGAACCCTCGCTTCGTCTCCTTCTGCTTGGTCCAGGCAATGAGAGCATCCGTGAATCCAGCATCCGTGGACGATGGAACGATTGTCACTGCGGACGTGTCGTAGAGCGAATCAAACATGTCCACCTGCGTCGCCAGGTCGTTGCGAGCATCCTCCTCCGCCTTGACAATGTCTGAATACAGGTCAGCCAGCAGACTCGCGTAGAAGTTCTGGCGAATACCCCGGTCGAACAGCAGGGTCGTGACTCGAAGCCGGAACATCGGGTCGCGTGCAGCAATCTTGGACTTGATTAGGTCCGTGAGCTTGGAGTAGGTTGGCTTGGACAGCTTGTTGATGGCCGCGTTGATTTCGTCGTAGTCGGCGTCATCCTTCTCGCGGACCTTACGGAGCGTCTCGACCAGGACGTTTTGACGCCAATTTGCGGCCTCTACCGGAGGCTCACGACGGACGGGGCGGCGATACACTGGACGGAAGGAAGTGCGTAGCTTGGAGAAGATCTCCACCACGCTATCGGGAAGGGGCTGCTTGACGGAAGGGCGGAGAGCGTAGATTGAAGTGACGGTATCCATTTCAACGCTCTCTCTCCTTGTTGGTTGGGAGAGGATTGGTTTTCCGGAAAACGGATTACTGCACACACAGCAAGAGAGGAGTGCGGCAAAAATGACGTGGACTCTCTGGTATCACGACCCTTCCAACAACGACTACAGCCTGGAAAGCTACATTCGCATCTTCGAGGTCACTACGGTGGCAGAGTTCTGGAGTTTGATTGACGGCATCCCGAAGGATGTCTGGGAGTCTGGCATGTTCTTCTTCATGAAGACTGGCGTGCGTCCGCTGTGGGATGCACCCGAAAACGACAAGGGCGGTGCCTGGTCAAAGAAGGTGGACGCGGCCGATACGCACACGGTGTTTATCGACTGCATGGTTCACTGCCTCGCGGAGGCATTTCTCAAGAGTTCGAATGACTCGATTGTGGGCGTCACCGTGTCTCCGAAGGGACAGTTTCACATTGTCAAGGTGTGGAACTCAACGACTGCGGTGTGTGACCGCAAGTTGTTCAGTCCGAGTCTGAGGATGAAGCAGGGTGACGACATTGCGTACAAGGCACACAATTTGAGGCCGAAGTAGAGCTAAGTGCACTGACAGTTCACCAGCCACATGTAGGTAACATAGATCAGCCATGCGTGTAGAATGGTGGTTGACAGCGTCGCCACAATCACAGCCGCCTCCATTACCTTTTTCATCTAAAACGAATTCTCAGACCTGACCAAATGTCTCGAAGTGCGGCCACCATGTCGACCATTCAGACCTTCTTCGCCCCCCGGGCTCCCAAGACCGCCAACGCCAAGGCCGCATCCGATGGATTCGGAGCGGAACACCTCTTCTGCACGCAAGACAATGTCAAGTTGAAGTTGGAGGAGCACTTCAAACGCATCATCAAGAGCCTGCGAGTCATTTCGCAGGAGAAGTCGGACGTGGTAATCGCGTTTGAGGACGACACGGAGGTGCGAGCACAGCTGAAAAATTTCAGCGGCGACGCTCTGACCTCTCACCAGACGAACCGCCGCCCACTGTCAGGCCTGCCCGCGGCATGGCAGGGGATTGCCAGCCACGTGTGCTTGGCCCAGCCCAAGGCTCGCGGGCGGATGAAGGGTGTGGCACGGCAGGAATTCTTGACCCCCTGTGTAACTCCGTCGGTTGAGGACAGCAAGGATCTCGCACGCCTGGTGCTCTTGGGGAGCGATCCCGCGTGGGCACCGCACCTCCTGATCCTGACGTGGACGAATGGTGGTGCGATCACAAAATTCTCCATCAAGTCTATGGATGAGTACCTTGCCTGTGTGGATGCCGCACTCTACCCCACGCCTGAGATCCGTCCGACCACAGTCTCGATCTGCCCCGAGATTGCGATGCAGCGGAAGGGCGGCGACAAGGGAGGTGCGAGTGCAGACGACCTGCAGTTCAAGCTGAACTTCAGCAAGGACGTCATGGAGCGTCAGAAGTTTGAGATCGTTAACCTCGCCTGAACCAGGCCACCACGCCCGGCACACACGCCCGCACCACATTCACCACGATCGAGTTGCCGAGGTAGAACAAACATTTTTCAGTTGGCATATCTGCCCACTGAAAGGTGGCAGGAAACCCAAACATCCCCAGAGTCTCCTTGACATTCAACCGACGCACACCATTGTTCACGCGATACAACCCAGTCTTGGCTCCCGGTCCGCCCGAGCTCGCACAGACCGTGATTCCCGGCGAATCGACCGAATACACCCGCTCGCCCTGACGCCCACCCTTGTGTGTGGTCGAATTCACAACGTCAAACAGCACGTGCGGATTGAAAGGACGAGGTTTCCCCGTCTTGGCAACCAGGTCGTATCCGTCGGAATCCCACAACCGTGTCTCCTCGGGGTCAAGGATCGCCGACACCGGCACCGGTTCAACATGTTCAGCCGGGAACTCGAATGCAGCTCCCTGGGTTGCCACAATGAAGATACGCTGACGGCACTGCGGCGATCCATACTTGGCCGCATTCATGACCTTGGACACCACCGTGTATCCACGCTGCTCCAGCTGCTCCTTAATGGTCGCATACGTCCGACCTTCGTCGTGCGTCTCGAGGTTCTTGACGTTCTCCAGGATACACATGGGTGGTCTCTTCGCATCCACGATACGCAGAATGTCGGTGAACAGGTTCCCTTTCTCCGCATCCGCAAACCCTTCGCCGTTCCCCGCAATACTGAAGGGCTGGCACGGGAATCCCGCACAGAGAATGTCGTGATCTGGCACGTCCTCGGCCACCACTTCGCGGATATCGGAGGCCGGTGTCAGTCCATAGTTGGCTTCGTAGATCCTGCGGGCACCTGCGTCAATGTCGCATGCGAAGACGCATTCGAAATCGGGCGGGAAGGCGGTGTGGAAGGCACCCAGTCCACTGAAGAGATCAATGTACTTCATTGAGGAGTATATGCTTGAACTGTCTAAGGTCCGTTTTCTCGCGTCAGGTAGTAATGGTAGTTGCGTATACAGTGGGTCGGTTTCAGCCGCCGACGCTGGGGCATGTTGAGATGATCGACGAGATGCTCAAATCAGGAAAGAATTGCTTCGTGTTCATTTCATCTGCACAGAACACTCTCATCCCGTCTGCGATGAAAAAGGGTCTACTGACCAAAATGATGACACGGAACGGAAAATTCCCACCGAACCTTACTCTTGTAGATACTGCGGTTGATTGCGAAGGGGTGGCATGCGGCGGACCATATGCCGGATGGAACTACCTTCACAACGTCAGAAAGTTAAGTGATATCACATTGGTGATTGGTCAAGACCGTGCGAAAGACTTTGACCCCAAGACCGCACCAATGTGGAGCAAAGTTGATCCAAAGGACCTCCCGAAGATGATGGTAACGATACGCGAAAAACCCGCAGGTGCGATATCCTATTCATCAACCAAGGCACGGGCAGCATTGGGTGCGTCGGGTGTGGCTGGATTGAAAACGTTCATGAAGACAGAGACATCCGCATTGACAGACGATGATATCGCAGCGGCTGCTCGAGAATTGGTATCGAAGCAACCAAACTGGCCAAAGGGTGGTGGTGAACCCGGTGAAGACCTCAGTGCATTTGACGAAGACGATGAGCCGAAAGGCGGCCGCCGCAAGACACGCCGCCGCCGTGTCCGCAAGACTAGGAAGAACAAGGCATCAAGCAAAGCTTGATGTCGCCCAGGTTCGCAATCACATAGCGAATCATGATGAACCAATCATTTTTCATGTGGATTTCCAGGTTGTTCGACAGGTTCGAGCACTTGGTGAACAGCACCAGGTGCGGCAGGCTGAACGTGCCTGAGACAATCTCATCGGGCTTGGACTTGGTAATCGCCATGTCAGACGTCGAGTCACCCATCGTGACCGTCTGAGATGCGAACGGACCTTTGCATGTGAAGGTCAGCGTTCCGCCGACGTTCTTGACATCCACCGTCTTGGCCGAGAGCAGGGTCATGTCACGGCAAATCTTCTGGAAATCCATGGACGGCATGGTGATTCGCGTGGCGAACTCGGTCTCGGGCATGTTGATGTCCGACTCGTCACGGTCCAGCAGGTTCAGCTTGTTGCGGATACGACGCTTCTTCTCCCCGTTCTCCAGCGTGATACACAGGTGGTTGGACTCGGACTTGGAGACCGAGAACGTGATCGTATCGTCGTTCGTCACCGTTTTCACGATACGGTAAAAGTGGTCCGTGTTCAGACCCACATCCAGACGCGGTGCCGTGTGGTTGTACTGATACTCCTCAAACTTGGACGCATGGAGACGCATATGCGTCAAGACCGTGCGAGTGTTGTCCATGGCAATCATGCGAATGCCATCCTTATCAAACACCAGGCTCATCTCCACCAGCATAGACTTCAACCCCTCGGCGAGGATCCGAATCGGGGCCGTCTGCACTGTCTTGGCAATCACCAGGTCGTCGGACATTTATCAATGCTTGCGATGTCTTCTGAAAGTCGAATTACGCAGTTTGCGACGACGGGGGGTCTTGCGACGACGACGGCCACCCAACAATGCGCGACCGACAATCTTTTCTTTCTCTGCCCGAATCGTATCCGACAGCTTTTCGAACGTGACATATATCTCGTATAACTTTCCAATATCCGTGTTTGCCGGAGGTATATCGCTTATCTCCCGCTGTTCCTCGTATGTGAAATCAGTAGACCGCAAGAGGTTCACGGCGACGCTTGAAAGAGACGCAATGCTCTCTCGTCGCGAGGCCGCTTCGTCATCGCCAGCTGTCCCCGGTAGCGGACTTTGTGGCACTGACTCGGGTGGCGGGACAGGAGTTTCCTTGCTCCGCCGAAGAGCAGCAGCGATTTCCAATCGAGTTGGCAGAGACTGATTCGACTGTTTGAATGCATCAAGCTGCCCCTTCGCAGCATTCAATGCCTTGGTCATGGTGCCCTTAACGCCAGGTTTCAGATCCGCAGGCGTGCTTGACAACACCTTCTTCGCACCGGCAATGATTCGATTCGCTATACTCTTCAGCGGACGCGATTCGATACTATCGGCAATGTCCTGCACGGATCCAAACATGTCGTCAAATTCAGTCGGAGCAGGGCGTTGGTCGAGCTCGGCAATCTCTCGATCGTATTCAAGTTGTTCGGCGTCTTGCTCGCGAACACCAACATCCAGTCGTGGAGCCGCCGCCGCTTCAGCCGCTGCTGCTTCCGCTTCTGCCTTTACACGTGCCGCCTCTGCTGCGGCCTCCGCAGCCCGACGTGCCGCCTCTGCTGCCTCCTCCGGCCCCGCAACTGCCGCAAGTGCCGCCTCTGCCTCCAGTCCGAGTTTTCCACGGTTTCCTTCAGTTGCCTTTGAACTTGCCGCTGCAGCTGCTGCTCCCTCTGCGAGGGCTGCCTTTACACGTGCCTCTTCAGTATTCACGAATAGATCGAAATGGTTTGTGCTATTGTGAGCAAGACTGATTACTTCGTTTCCTGCGCAGTCGTCGCCGACATAAAACGTGTTAGGTCCTGCAAGTATGTAACTATCTATTACGTCTATGGGCGTTCCAGGGGTTTGTTCGTATATCGCAAGAGTTACATTCCTCGGCGGACTCTGGTTTTTGAACCACTTAACAACCGCTTGCGATACATACTCGCCCTCCGGCCAGTATTTGATATTCGTTGTGCCATTATATGTTTCACCTAACTTGGCGACATAGTCTGCATACGTAAGGGTATCGTTGCTACCAGTTTCGTGGTTCAAAATAGGCTTCGCACCCGTCCAGCCTTCGGGCATGAGCGGTTTCAGTTGTTCGATAAAGGCAAGTGCTCCCAGATCTCCTATACCTGCTCCAGTGAGAATGGCATTGTAATAGCACCACCCATCTCCGGGGATAGCAACGAACGTTGGGTTTGTTCCCAGCTCCCTCTTCGCACTGTCTGCACACGACTGTCGTGCCACATCCGCGACTTCTGGGTCCATTGCAGCCGAATCCGGAAGGGGTACCCCAGCCGCATCAAGAGCCGGAGCCGGAGCCGCCCTCGCCGCCAGTCTCGCCCTCGCAGCCGCCGCCGCATTTTTAAGAGGGGTTTCTACACTTTGTATTGCTAGTTTGGCCTTAGCCTCCTTTTCCTTACTTACCTCCTCTCCTCTGGCTCGAAGGGCGGCCTCCTCTGCTGCCGCATCCGGAGCCGCAGCCTGAACCGCAGTTACTGCATCCGGTTCAGCCTGTCCCAGAAACTCTTGATCATCTTGGCTCGGTTCTGCTGGTTTCACGACATCGAGGGTTGTCATATCTGTTGCCACTGCCACCGCCGCCGCCGCCCCCGCTGCCGCAAGTTCTTCGTTAGACGGAGCAGCCCCCGTGGGTGGAAACTTGATCTTGTATAGGTTGCTATCGTTCGCCGCAAAAATCCGCTGAATCTGCACGGGAGTCTGAATATCGTTGTACAACGTCTCTGCATCTGCGACGGCAATAGGCGAATATCTAAGTGCCATGTTGCGAGCACCGAACCTCCACCGAGTGAATGCATTTGCAAGAGGAAGAAGGAGAGTGGCGACCTTGTCGCCGGCAGCATCGTCGAGTGCACCACCCGCAGACACAAGGCGACTAAATGCAACTTGAGGCTTCTCATCCGCATCGCTAGAGATCGCAGAAAGTTTCTTCTTGATTGCAGCCACGAAGGGGGCTAATGCAGAATTCGCACCGCCTCGCCGCAGTGTCTTTCGGCCGCCGCCCTGTTGTTTGCGTGCAGTAATGGCCGCAAGGCGTTTTGCATACCAATCGCGTGTGTTTGCGAACAGACGAACTTTACTTGCTTTTTGGACAAGCGTCTCTGGAGGAGGCTTGGCTGCCTCTACCTTCGCAACAGCAATTGCTGCATCAACAAGTTCAACAAGGTTCCTTGGGTCTGTGTCCTGTTGCCCGGTCCCACGAGCATCTGTCATCTCCTGCTGCCTCGTCCCCAACACTTCTTCCCCGAACGATGCAGCCGGAGCCGCAGGAGCCGCAGGGGGCGGTGGCGACGAAGCCGACACGGGAGACGGAACCGCAGCTGTCTTCGTCTTTTTGAGATAGGCGTCGTATGCCTCGGATGCGGCGTCCAGCTCGTTGCCCGCATCGACGCGTTGTTGTTCTGTCATGGCCGTCCGTCTCTTTTGGATTGCGGACTGGACCTTGTCCCACAGGTCTCTACTCTCCTGTGTGTTTTGAGGAGGGGTCGTCGGTAGGGCACCCTTCGTGTTCATTCCTTGACTAGCCGCACTTGCGAAGGACGATAGAACACCAGCAGCCCCCACTGCTGCCGCGGCAGCTACAAGTGCACCTGTCGGTTCCATTATCATCACCACTCAAAAAAACACACGAATACTACAATGGGGTTCGAAAACATCGTGCTGCTGTCCGTGGTCGAGATCTTTGGTGACTTCAATCTGCGGTGGTATGCCCAGTCCAATCAGTTCTCGTATTTGCTCTATGGTATCGTCGGATACATCGGGGTCATCTACTATCTGGTCAAGTCGCTCCGTGCGGACAATGTGCTGTATGTCAATGGCATGTGGGATGGTGTATCGGGTGTCCTGGGAAGTTTGGCTGCGTATGTTGCACTGGGTGACCGCCTTGAACAGCCAACGCAGTATGCCGGATTAGTCATGATCATTGCCGGAACCTATTTACTTAAACACGTTGGGAAGTGAGCAATGTCGACAACGTACGTAACGGCACTGTACAACCTCCGCAAACGCGAGGGGCAAGACAAGGTGGATTCGGTTCATTTCAGCAGCATCGATACGTATCTCGAAACGTCAAAGCGACTGCTTGAAACACCCGACCCATTCGTTATCTTCTGCGAGCCTGACCTGGAGGCACCGCTGCGTGCCATCCGAGGTGATCGCCCAACGATATTTCGGGACATTAAGTTCGAACACTTACCCTTCTGGGACAAGCTCCCGCGAATTGTGGAGAACAACAAAACCAGTCCAGTGGTCTGGGTGTCACCCGAGAAGTTCACCGACCTGTACTACCTGATTATCAACCACAAGGTGGAGTTTGTGCGACAGGTTGCAGACCTCAATACCTTCAATACCGAGTGGTTCGCGTGGGTTGATATGCGAATCGTCCTCCCGGAATCTGGGTTGGCCAACCTCTCGCAGTGGTGGGACCCCGATCGGACGAATGTCGCGATGATGGGTCTGATTGACCGCAACCGCCCGAAGGACCGTTACACGTTCTTTCGCAACAACCACGGATGGGTCGCTGGTGGGTTCTTTGCGGGGAAACGTGCGGCCATCCTGGACTTCACAACCACGGTGATTCGAGAGTGGAAGCGAACGCTCGACGAAGGATATTCGCCGTCGGACGAGACCATGTTCGGATACATGGCCGCTACCTATCCAGACATGGTCACAGCCGTGGCGTTCGGAGAGTATGGTGACTTGATCTATAATCAGGCTGCTGTATGTCGGACACAACATCGTGCGTACAACATTCAGGAGTTTGCGTTGGTCGGAGGTGACCTCCGTGCGTCGATTCAAGCGGGTGAAGGGTTACGAAGGGCGTATTTGACCGGGGTGCTTCCGCCTATGGCCGACCACGAACACTTTCATATTTTCTATCGATTGATGGTGGCCTATGAGCAGACAGGTCAGACCGAACTGGCCGCCGCTCGCAAGGCTGAGGTGCTTCGTCCCGAGCTGCGGGAGATACTTACTCGTCTTCATCCTCATCTGCTCCCCCCTTGTGACGCCGTGTGAACGCACGTCCACTGCGAGCACGAGCCGCCTTCTTCCGCGACACGATACGACCATACTTGTTCATCATCAGATCACTCCTGGTGAGCCCACCCGGCGTCTTCTGGGCCGTTCCGTTCCAAACCTTGCGGCGAGAGCCAATTGCACGACGAGTCTTCATTGTGTCTTACCGAGAAAGTTTAAGACGGAAGAGGGTGAACGTTCCATCTGAATCGATAAATCCCGGAGACTCAATTTGACCGCAATACAACCGCTCTGTCCATGGCGTCGGAAATGCACGCACAGTTTCGTTCCGCGAAGACGGTCCTCGTCCAATGTGAGCCAGTATCTGGCCATGAAACCGCGGGTAGATTCGACAGCTGAGAAAGTTCTGATCTAACGCAATACCGCGGTCTTCGGGTTTGAGTTTATACGCTTCATATTCAGCATGCATGTTGACACCGCTCGACTTTCGTATGGCCCACAACCCGCCCATAAGCGAAGCCGAGTGCTGTGGGTGATCGCGTATCGTATGGACAACGAACCCAGGTGAAGCAACAAAGTCCCGTATTGCCCACCGGTCTCGCCAGTGGACGCGAGAATCTGCGTCTCTGACCACCATCAGCTCGACACCGGGTTCATCAATCGCATAGAACCGCTCAATCATGTTCTCAATACCCGTCTTTCCAGTGAAGCGAACCATAACGCCGGGTGCGGATTGAAGGGTTGCGACCATCTCGGACGTGACGTCAGACCCGACATACACAAACACACCCCATCCCGGAAAGTGGCGATGGATCAAGCGAATGTTCTCTATCATGCCCGGGTAATATCGGGAATTATAGGGACCATACAGACAGAACGAAAAGACGTTCATCTTATCTTAGAGAGAAGCAATGATATCGGGTAAAGCGTTCGCAGACACGTGTCGATGGGTGATTGACCCACGGTATCCGAACCACCCACGGTATTTGAACCTCACAGCACGGTCAGGCGACCGCGTCTTCATCAATGGTGACCTTGTGATGTCCTTTGCACACGTGCCGCGGCGGAAACACGTGTATATCGTCCACAATTCAGACCAAGCATTCGACGGCACCAAACTGGCCGCTCTCCTTCCCACTGCTCTCCACATCTACGCAGTCAATACCACCGTCAGCCATCCGCAGTTGACAACGATTCCACTTGGGTTTCCGGATGCAGCTCTTCCTTTCCTGTCCACCTTCATACGTCCGGACGTCCCGCGTGACATTGAGATCTACATGAACTTCACACTCGGGACAAACATCTCAAAGCGAACAGACTGCTGGGCCGCACTGAAAGACGACCCTCGTGTTGTTGTGAAGTCTGGGCGTTCGAGTTCCGAATACTACGAAGACCTCTGTCGGTCGAAGTATGTGCTGTGCCCGGAAGGAACGGGCATCGACACACATCGCGTATACGAAGCGATTCTGTGCGGAGCCACACCGGTGGTGCTGCGGAACCCATTGGCAGAGTTCTATTCAAAGTATCCAGTGAAGATCGTGGAGAATTGGACTTACGTATAGAACACTCTATGTGGCAAATGGATATCTACGCATTCATCCGGGATCTGGACATCAAGACGTTCGTCGAGATTGGATGTCACTTTGGGGAGGATACGCGAAGGTTCCGGGAAATGCACCCGAACGCCCGCATTGTAGGCTTCGAGCCCGACCCCCGCAACGTCAAGATCATTCGGGATACGGGCATTGACAAGCTCTGCGAGTTCTATCCGATTGCACTGTCGGACAAGAACGAAACACGTCCCTTCTACATGTCGTCTGGCAACGCGGCATGGTCGAGCGATCCCCAGCATCACGATAACGATTGGTCCTCCTCGTCCTCGCTGAAACGGCCGACGGGGCATCTGGCTCTACATACGTGGATCACATTTCCGAAGTCTACCATGGTCCAGTGCCGCCGGCTGGATGACATTGAGAGTCTGAAGTCAAGCACGGTTGACTTCATGTGGGTCGATGTCCAGGGTGCCGAGGACATTGTGTTCTCAGGTGGAGCAAACACACTAACTCGCACTCGGTATGTCCACACTGAGTATGCGACCGATCTCTACGAGGGACAGTTGAATCGCGAGCAGGTGCTTGCACTGTTCGGCCCCAACTGGTCGATTGTCCACGACTTTGGGGGTGATCTCCTCCTCAAAAATATGGCCATCTAAGCAATGCGTATTCAGGACTTCAAGGTGGTGTACATCTGCCCCGACCACAATGAAAAGTATCACGCACGGAAGCTCCACATGGACTCCATGCTGGCTACTCTTGGCTTCAAGGATATTGTCCATTACAAGTCGGGCACGTATGGATACCCGAGGTGTTTGTGCGATGCAACCATTGACATCCTCACAACGTATATGAACGAGCCTATCCTGGTCCTTGAAGACGACGTGGAGTTCACGGGCGTGAGCGAGTTCGAATTTGTCCACGGGGCGGATGCCATTTACTTCGGGCTCAGTCGCTCTGCGGCTCATCCAACAGTGGATACAAGCCGCGGAGAGAGTGTGTTCAAGCCGTATTCGGACAGGCACGTTCGCGTGGTGAATATGCTGTCAGCCCACGCAATTCTTTACATTACTCCCCGATACAAGCAGGCTGTCTGTGATGCGTTGCGAGCAACAAAGGGGTTCAATGATATCGCAATGACACGACTTCAACCTAACTACCGTATTCTGGCCAACAAGACGCCGTCCTTCTTCCAGTCCGCTAAATTCAACGCTCCGGACCACGACAATGCGACTACGTTGTTTACGCTTCAATAGAAGGGTGCTTTTCCGTGTCGTGTCATCCAGTAGTTTCCACACCGTTTAATCTCAGCCTGGACGTTCGGCGGATAATAGGACAAGAACAACCGCGAGAAGTCGTACACCTGCCCTTTCATGCCCTCGTAGACGGCGTCGAGGTAGGCAGGGGTGATCTCAGAGTAATCATCTGTCCAGAGAACTGGGCAGTTGCGATACTTCTCCTCGGTCAATGGGTTTCGTTCAACAATAGGAATACACCCGGCAATCAACGCTTCGTAGTGCCGATGGCAATCGATTCCATTCCCCTCGGGGGAGACCACAAACTTGTAGGACGGTAGCGTGTCGAAGGAGACCTGTGTATTCGAGATACCGTTTGCAGCAAGCCGTGCGAGAATCGCCAACCGGTTCTTTCCCGACGGCCGACGGCGTGAGTCCGTATGCGGGTTCAATGCACACAGGACCGTCTGTGAATGGTCTCCGAAACTGAATGTTCCAGAATAGGTGTAGTTCATTCCAATTGGGAACGGCATCCACGCATCGTCTTCATTTGTCGAGGACGCCTGAACAATCAGCTCACGGGGACGCTTGGCTGTCCTCTGCCACTCGGCAAGGGTCATTCTATACTGTAGATGATTGTTACTAAGATACCGTTCAAGAACCATTTTAAGACCGTTTTGAAACTCCGTATGTGTTAGTATATATCCCGACTCGGCGTGGACACGATGCTGGTACTCCATATTGGGTACGACGAATGCAGTCCCCTTCATGTGAAACAATGTGTATAAGACGAAGTACATAGAGTCGTAACATCCAATTTCATCGCATAACGGCGTATCCGATAGAATATCGAATGTAGAGAGGAACTCCCGCGAGATAATCGAGTTCATCGTGTTCATACACGTGTCGATACGGGGATAATGCTGTCTAATGTTCTCACTGTTGATTGGCGTGCCAACCCATTCGCGGTAGTTGAAGTTCGGAGTTGCGGCACACGGCAAAAACAGACACGTGGGACTGAACGAATGAGACGAGAAGAAGGCCTTGAAGGCTGTGAAGTAGCCGACATCAGCAAAGTTGTCGCTATCCAGAATAGCGATGAAGTCAGACGTCGCATAGGACGCTGCCCGCAGCTTGTTCTTCAACATGCCGAGGCGAGACTCGTTCTGGTGCACCCGGAGCTTCGGATGGGAGAACGCAGCAGTAATCGCCGCGTAATCCTCACCCGTCTCGTCCACAATCACCAGCTCAGTCACATGCGGGTTTGCGAGGTATTTGGGGATCGACTCCTTCAAGAAGGAGAAACGACGCATAGTCGGGATACAGACGCTGATACTGACCGGAGTCACAACAAGCATGTTGTTATCGCATGGGTTACCGCCCTCAAGGAGGCGAAGACGAAAGAGATGAGACGGGTAGGTCGCCCGCCACTCCTCGATCTTGCTCCTGAACCGGTCAAGGTTAAGGTTATCAATATCCTCAATCACGAAGATACCCGTGGGCTTCAACTTGTGAATGCTGTTCTCGAAGAACGTCACATTCGCCTCGAACGTGTGGAGGCCGTCGTCAATGATAATGTCCATATCGGGGAGAGACTCCCACATGGATCGCACAACCGTAGGGCTAGTCTGGTCGCAATATGTAGTGTGAATGCGGTCCTCCTCGAACAACACGCCCTTGTCGATATCTGCACCGTAGATTGATGAGTGCGGGAAGTATTCACGCCATGCCCTGAGCGATGCACCCGGGCGACCATTGGGTCCCATATTGGAGGGGAATTCTGCGTTGTTTGTCTCAAGACCCAGTTCAAACACGTTCAATGCACGAACGGCCATGCTCTTGAACAGCTCGTGATACACAGGTGTATACGTGTGGTGGGTCGTATTGCCTACACGCGGACCCTTGTCGCTACCATACTTGTCCATGAGCGGACAGAGACTTGTGTGCTTCATATTTGGTTTACAGTCCCGACCAAGTGTAAATGAAAATGCAGTTGAGTAAGTTTTACAGGCAAACGGTCGATGCCAACGATGCCGAGACAAATGGATGGGCGACGTATTATCACGGAGTATTCAGTAAGGTGATTAATGACAACAATTACAAGCGGGCTGCCGAAGTCGGCGTTGCGTATGGCACGCATGCAAAGCAGATCCTCCGCTCGACGCAGATCGAGCAGCTCTACCTGGTTGATTCAATGGTGGAGCACACGGGTGCGTTCTCAGACGACATCATGCGTACGAAAGCAGTGGTCCCCGATAACCATTTCAATGAACTGTATGAGCTTGTCCAGACCGAACTCGCCCCGTGGAAGTCTCGGTGTACGTTTCTTCGGCAGGAGAGTCTGAGTGTAACAGACGAACAGATACCGCCTGGTTCGCTCGACTGTGTCTTCGTGGACGCAGACCACGCATACAAGGCAGTACTCGCAGACCTCACGTTCTGGTGGACTCGTATTCGCAGTGGAGGTCAGATGTTGGGTGACGACTTCTGGATCGACGACGTTCGGCGGGCGGTTGAAGACTTTGCGTCAAAGAACGCACTGACGTATGACTTCCTTTATCGACCAGGCACATCGTACAAGATCTATAGGTTTAGAAAGCAGTAAACCTAGCGAGTCTTTTTTATTACAACCTGTGTATTCACGATAGGCTGTAACGGCGAGATACGCTTGTGATACGCAGACCGGAATGCGTCAATACCACGCTGTGTCAAGTCAGGCCCTCCCCAGCCATAATCATCAAAGATCATGTACCCACCGACCTTGAGCTTGCGGAACGCGAGGACCGCATCCTCGAGAACATACTCCGGTTCATGGTTGCCGTCAATGTACACAATGTCGAAAAAGTCATCCTCGAACTTGGTGATTTCGGTGTGCGAGAACCCGCGAATGACCGTTATCTTCTCTTTCTGCCCGCTGTTCTCGAGGTTACGAGTGAATGTATCGTAGACAGACTCTTGGCGTCCCTTGTACTCCGGGTAGTCCTCATAGTCAACCCACGGGTCAATACAGTACATCCTGCTGTCCGGATGATGTGCGTATGACCTCCCAACCGAGAAGAGGTTGGCACCGTAGAATGTGCCGATTTCCAGGTAGCGAATGGGATTATCTGGCATGGGTACGACGCTATACCAACAGTCGGCCATACGGTAGGAGACTCCTTCAAATGACATATGCGTATACCATCATCAATGTGTAAACTTAACCACTTTCCAGTCTGGCACGTCGAAAGAGGATGGTTCGTACCAGATGTACCCCTCGCGGTGTTGGGGATATAACACGTCGGACCAGAATGATAACATTCCAATCACCGCTGAAAATGAACCGTGTGACAGAATGACATATTTACATGTACTTCCAAATTGGATCGTTTCGACTTCGGCCGTGCGAAGCAGTTTCGCAGCTGGGTATGCGTCGACTAAGCCTTTAATGACATCATCGTCAAAGTCGTCCGTTGCGATATAAAGAGTATCAAACGTATTCATCGAGAGTGCTTTGAGGTAATATGTCAATCCAGGGTTAGAGTGTTTGGTATCGCCCAACCGGACGTGTACGAAGGCATCGTTGTTCGTCGCGTACCGACTGTTGAACGGATTCTTACTCGTAATGGACTCTTTAAAACGAGTGTTCAGGTATGTGCGAACAAGCGTCATGGTGTCGTTCTTCTGGAAGAAGTTCCAGTTTGGGTCTAGATTACACTGCAACGTGTCGCCTTCTAGTATCTGGAAGTAGTTATCTTCGGTCAATAGAGTCGTATTGGGATAGCTATGTGTACCGGAGAATAGTTGGAGTCCAATCGCATCCATATCCGATTGATACGAATACTCAACCGATAGGTCGTGTTTTTCTGCAATGAGACTAACGGCTATGTTGCGAATAAGGTTGTTACAGAATCGACCATTCCCTCTTACCGTGCTCGTCATTTTTGTACAAATCCCAATCCTGGCATGTAGATGCCTGCATTTGGTTTTGTGTTTTGGTTTTCGATTGCTGCGGAGGTCTCTAGTTGCTGTACGCCAGGCCACCCATGCCGCTCATCACGCGGAGCACGTTGTAGTTGACGGCGTAGACGCGGACCTGGGCCGTGCGGCCGGCACGCACCGTGTTCACGGACACCGTGAGCTGGAGGGTCGCCTTGTCGATACGCGAGAAGTTGCACGTGCCGGACGGCTGGTGCTCCTCCGGCTTGAGGGCGAAGGAGTACACGCAGATGCCCGGGGCCGTCGGCGTGCGGCTGTGGTGCTGGTACGGCTGCACATACGTGAAGTAGCGTCCCTCACGCTCCGTGAAGCGGTCCTGGCCGTTGAGCTGCAGCTTGGCAACCTCAATCGGGCACTTGCCAGAGCAACGCGTGCCCGAGTCGAGGATGACCTTCGCCAGCAGGTAGTTGGTCGTGTCCTCAAACAGGTAGGCCTGGTCGTTGCCCGAGGCGTTGAGGTTCGAGTCCAGCCACGACGCACCGCTGAGCGAGGGGCCAACCGCGATACCCAGACCCGGGAGGTAGGGGCCCTGGTCACCCGCCAGGCCAACCGTGGGGACCGCACCGTTGACACTGACACCCGCCTGGCCGCCCAGCGAGCCGCGGGCGAGCACGTCCATGATCACACCCTCCGTCGAGAAGTCGTCGGAGTAGTTGAACGGCTGGCAGCCGTTGACCTCGGCCACCCACGTCGGCGCGGGCTGCGAGCAGTCGACGAACGAGTCACGCTGGCAGACCCACACAAGCTCCTTCACCGGGTGGTTGAAGTTGAGCTGGATCTTGTTCGAGCTCGACGTGA